GTCGGTGGTGAAACTGTGCGCGTGGCCACCGGCCGGGCTGGTGTACGGCCAGGGGTTGTCGTAGTCCAGGTTGCCGCGCGAACCGGCGTGATTGTTGTAGTCGGCGCCCCACGGATAGGTGGTGCCGGATTCGGCGAATGCGGTGAGATGCTGGTGATCACCCACCCACGAGGTGCCACCGGTATGCCCATGGTGACCCTGCGAATCGGTCCATGCGCCGTGCGCGTGGTCACCGACGGCGCTGGCGCTGGCGCCATGGGAATGCGCACCACCTCCACCTACCGAAATGGCATGGCTGTGGTTGCCCGCTGCTGCCGTGCTTGCACTGTGGGCGTGGCGGATCACCTCACCCTGGGTGAAGCTGCCGACCGCGTCCGGGTTCAGCGTGTGGGTGACCACCGTACCTTCCTGCATTGCCGGCAGGTTGAAGGTGGTGGCACCATCACCAGCGCCGTAGCGGGTACCGATGGCGGCAAACAGTGCCGGATAGCTGGCACGCAGCACGGCGGCACCGTTGCATAGCAGCATGCCGCTGGGCGCGGTGGCACCGGCGAACAGGATCACCTGGCCGGGCACGTGCACGCTGGACGGCACGCCGGTCATGTTGCGCCAGTCCAGGTAGTGGGTGCCGTGCCGGCCATCAAGCAGGTCGGCGTCCAGGCCCTTGTCGGCTCCCTCGTCCTTCAGCGCCGCCGATTTCAGGCCCAGAGCGGAACGGAACGCGGCATCGGTGGCGACCGACAACAGCGTGCGCACGAACTGGGTCGGTGCGCTGGCGCCGAAGCGCTTGTCGATGAAAGCGCGCAGGCCACGCGGGGTGACAGCGCGTTGTGCATCGGCACCGTCCTCGGTTTCGGTGGAGGTGGCCAGCTCGACCACGCCCTGTACCTCGGTGGTGGAGGGCGGGTAGATGAATTCGGCATTGCCGAACTCGATCAGCGCGGTATCCACTTCGCTGAAGCGGATGTCGGTAGAGAGCAGCAGCATCGAGGCCGCGGTCTTCTCCATGATCGGATCGGCCTGGCCGAAGGTTGCGAACAGCGTGCCGTCGCCCAGGTACAGGCCGAAGCCCCGCAGGCTGTAGGCCGTTGCGCTGTCGTCGCGGATGGTCACGTGCAACGTGTCATCGCCCACGGCCTTGCCGCCGAAGGTCGAGACGCGCTTGATCTCGCCGGGCAGCGTGGTCTGCCCGGCCGACGGCGTGAACGCGGTGGAAGTCAGGCCGATCTCGGTGATCAGTACGGCGCTGGTGCCGGAATTGGGTGGATTGACCAGCTTGGCGAAGCCGGCTTCGGTGATTTTCAAGCGCATGCGGGGTTTACTCTCCGATCAGTTGGATGCGGCGGAAGGTGGTGCCGTGGGCGCCGGCAAGCGCACCGATACCGGTGCTGGCCTGCATGCCCTGGGTGAAGGTGAAGTGCGAACGCACCGGCTTGGTGCGGGTGATCTCGCCGATCACGTCGTCGACGAACTTGGCGGTGGCGGTCTCGCCGCCCTGGTTGGCGATGGTCATCACCGCTTCGAAGGTGTGCGGCGCGCCGGGCGGCTGCATCTCCCACCATTCGCGGATCAGGATCGAGCCACCGAAGGCGGCGACCACGTCGCGCACGCTGCCCCAGGTGCCTTTGCGGCGCTGGATCGCGATCGCGGCGCGAACGCGTGCACGCTTCACTGCCTCCGGCCAGTAGGCCTTCCATTCGTCGACGGACAGCGCCCAGGCCAGCCACGGCAGCAGCGCGGCGGGGCAGCGATCGGCATCCCAGAGTGCGGTGATGTCCACCGGCAGGGGACGAGTCACCGCAGCACGTGCCAGCGCCCGCTCCGCCTGGGTGGCGTTGGGCGGCAACAGGTTGGCTGTGGTCGGTACCCTGACCAGGGCGTCGCCGTCGATGATCGCGCCGGGCACGGGCAGCTGGCTGAGTGTGATCACGTTGTTGGTCACGCTGTAATCAGTCACACCCACCGGCACTGGCATGGTGCGGATGTAACTGGTTGCCTCACGACCTTCCTCCACCTGCACGCCCCACAGATGGATGCGGCTGTCCGGCTTCAGGTCGGTGTTCCCGGTTGCCCGTCGATCCAGCACGATGCTCACGCCCCGTGGTGCGTCATCCGCGGTTGCGGCATAGGTGTAGCTGTAGCGCTTCCACTCGGTGCCCACCTGCAGACGTGTCCTGCCTGGGCCGGTCGTGCGCATGCCGAAGTCGATGACGCATGGCTCGGTTGCACGCAGCCAGACGCTGATGGTGCGCACGGCACCATTGGGAAACATGCTGCTGTCCTCGTCCACCAGGCCGGCGAAGTTCTGGTCCGGACCCCCGGTCGCGTCGGAAACGGGGAAGGACCAGGCAGTGGGGCTGCCATCGGGAGCGGGATGATAGAACGACAGGTTCGCCGGCTTGACGTGGAAGCCTTTCCACCAGGTGTGACTGAAGGCACCCGAGAACCGCTGCAGGTTGCGCCGCAGCGTATCCGACAACTTAATCCGACCTTGCCAGTCGGTGCGGTACACCGATTGCAGGGTGGCCAGCGAGCCACCGGGATGGCGGAACTGCAGGTTGTGCCCATCGACCGCGCCGCGCAGGCGCGCATTGACCAGTCGCGTGGTGGAATCACTCATCGTTGCCGCCATGGGTCAGGGTCACGGCGGTGCAGTAGGTGGCCTGGGTACGGTCCACCACCACGTCGGCTGCCGGGCTGGCAATCTCCACGCGCTGCACGCCCTCAGCATGCAATGCGGCGAACAGGCCCGAGCGGGTGACGTCGCGACCGAGACGGTGCGACTCGGCGATGTAGCGGTCCAGCCGCGTGCGCGCTTCCGCCAGCACGACCTGCGAATCCGGACCTGCGAAGGTGTAGAGCGTGGCACTGACCATGTAGTTGACGATGGCAGCGGTACGCACCAGCACGTGGTCGGTCAGCGGACGCACATCGGCTGCACCCAGCTTGGCTTCGACCGCGTCGAGCAGGCCCTGGGTGGCAGTGCCATCGGCTTCGCGCGACAGCACCGATACCACCACCTCGCCGGGCGAGGAGCTGGTCGCGCTGGCATCAAGCACGCGCGGGTCCGCGCTCAACGCGTGGAAGATGTAGGCGCCTTCCGGTCCGGCCACACTGAAGCCTTCCGGACCCAGCTGGATGCGGCGACGGAAATCCTCATCGTTCTCGTAACGCGGCGGGATGCCCTCCTGCGGCTTGCCAGGGTCCAGCATCTGGCGGCCGATGCCGAAGATCGCGGCCAGCTGGTCCAGGTCACTGCCGATCGCGTAGGCCAGCATCACGCCGCGCGCCGCATCGTTGACGCGCTGGCGGTCGAGCAGGCGCAGGTAGGTGCAGACCTCCAGGATCTTGAAGGCCGGGTCCGACGGCAGCAGCGCATCGAAGGTGGGATCCAACGCCTGCAGCGCGGTCAGTGATTCATCGAACAACGTCTCGAAATCGAGCACTTCGATGACCGCCGGTGCGGGCAGCTGGGAGAGATTGACACTGGTGAACGAGCCGGATGCCACGGTTAGCGAACCTCGATTCCTTCGATGGTGATGGCCTCGCCGTCGGGCAGATGGATTCCGGTCACTGCCAGGATCATCACGCCAGGGGCGGGGAGGGAGACGTCGACGTTCTCGACGTGGAGCCGGGGTTCCCATCGCGCGAGTGCGTCGACGGTGGCCGCGATCAGGTCCATGCGCAGCGAGCGGTTGGTCGGCGCATCGATCAGTTCGAATACGCGCGAGCCATACTCGCGACGCAGTACGCGGGAGCCCAAGGGCGTGGTGAGAACGTCACGCACGGATTGATGCAGATGGGCCAGCCCATCCAGTGGTTTGCCGGTGTTGGCGTCGATTCCTCGCATGGCCTCTATCGTCGTGGAGTGCGGGTTTTCAGGGCATTGCACGCGTGGCCGTTCAGGGCTGCGCGGGCGTGGTCAGTGCAGTCGGTCCCTGCGCGGTGTGTGTATGGGCCTTGAGGCCGAAGGCGCCGGCCTTGATCTCCGCCGGGGTGCTGATGTCCTTGCCGGCGGTGATCGCGCCGGCAACCTCGAGGTTGCCGGTGGCCTTGATCGACGGCGTATCGAGCAGCACCGATTGCGTGGCCATCACCTGCGCATTGCTGCAGTGGACAATGACGTTGCCACTGCCGGCGTGGACGGTCAGCGTGGTGGTTTCC